GCGACCCGAATGGCGTTGTCACGGCTTCCTCGCTCGGCAAGACCGCCACTGCTGCGGCCGCTATCACCGCTGACGAGATCATCGATCTCGTGCACTCCGTCGACCCGGCTTACCGCCAGGCGCCGAAGGTGCGGTTCATGTTCAACGACACCACGCTGGCGGCCATCCGCAAGCTGAAGGACGGGCAGGGCAATTTTCTCTGGCAGATGGGCGACGTGACCAAGGGCGAGCCAGGCTCGCTGCTCGGCCACCGCTACAGCATCAACCAGGCCATGGACTCCCTCGCAGCCGCCAAGAAGGTCATGCTGTTCGGTGACTTCGGCAAGTACTTCGTCCGCAAGGTCGGCTCGCCCGTCATTGGCGTGCTGCGTGAGCGCTTCTGGCCGGACCTCGGCATCGCTGGCCTCATCCGCTTCGACGGCGAGCTCGGCGACACCGCGGCAGTCAAGCACCTGATCACGGCTGCTTCCTAATCCTGGACGGCGGGCTTCGGCCCGCCTCCTTCCAAGGAGGGAACATGAATATTCGAATGCTAGTCGGTTTGTCCGGCAACGAGTACAGCCTGTCGCCTGGCGACACGCGCGAATTTCCCGATGCCGAGGCCATCCGGCTGATCGAGGCGGGTTATGCCGTTCCAGTGGCTGAAGAGATTGTCGAGCGCGCTGTGGCGCAGCCCGCCTCGGAGCGGCGCGGAAGGCGGAACAAGGATGTGGTATCCACCGAAGGTCACGACGCCGCCAACTGAGCCAGTCTCGGCCGCGGAGGCGAAACGCCAGTGCAACGTTCTACACGATGACGATGACGCGCTGTTCGCCGCGCTGATCTCGGCTGCGCGCGACCACGTAGAACGCTATTGCGGTACGCCCTTGGCGACGCAGACGGTAGAGGTGAAGTGCGGCGACTTCTGCGACATGGCGCGGCTTCCTGTTGCGCCCGCGCAGTCTGTCTCCTCCATCTCGTACATCGACACGGCGGGCGACGAGCAGACGCTTCCGACCTCTGTCTATGAAGAGCGCTTCGATGGCTTGGAGGCCGCGGTCGTCCCTGCTTACGGGCAACGCTGGCCTGCAAAACAGATCGGTTCGCGCATCACGCTGACTGCTGTGGTCGGATACGAGGCGACGCCTCCTGCCGTAAAGCACGCGATGCTGCTCTGGATCGCCGAGGCATACCTCAATCGCGAAAACGCGGAAACGCCCGAATGGACGGCGTTCGACGCCCTTTTGACCAATTACCGGCGATAGGCCGCAGGAGATCCCATGGCAGACCTCACGATCACGGCCGCATCCGTTGTGGCTGGCACGAATTCCACGCGAGACCACGGCACGGCCGGCGAGACCATTGCCGCCGGCAAGACTGTTTTTCTGGATGCGACCACGAACAAGTGGATGCTTTCCGACAACAACGGCACGGGTACGCGCACGGTAAACGGCATCGCGCTGAATGGTGCCAGCCTGAACCAGCCGCTGGCGATCCACAAGAGCGGCGACATTACGATCGGCGCGACGCTGACCGCGGGCACTGATTACTGGCTTTCCGGCACGGCGGGCGGCATTTGCCCGCGCGCCGACCTGACGAGCGGCATGGATACGATCCAGGTCGGTGTCGCCAAGTCGACGACCGTGCTGGCGGTCGATATTCAGGATCCGGGTGTGACGCTCTAAGATGCCGTGGGTTCGGTTTGTATCTGATCACAACTGGGTGCAGCCGGGCTTCACGATTGCATACAGGACCGGCATGCATCTGAACGTCACGCGGTCTTGCGCTGATGAGGCCGTTACTGCCGGCAAGGCAGTCCGAGCGAAGAGGCCGGTTGATGGCAAAGAAGCCGAATAGCGGCGCCCTGCGCGTCAAACTGCACTTTCAGGTGCGGCCTTTGGTCGACGACGGCATGGGCAATGAGCAGGCCGGGGATTGGGAGACCCAATTCACCGATTACGCCGAGCTTATCCCGCTTAGAGGCGGCGAGCCCGTGCTGGCGGCCCGCCTGACGGGCGTACAGCCGTATATCGTGCGAGTGCGCAGTCACACTGCCAGCCGCGAGGTAACGACGTCCTGGCGCGCTCTAGACGCCCGCAATCCGAAGCGTGTTCTGAACATCAGGACGGTCTCGGATCCGGACCAGACGAACGCCTGGCTCGAGATGATGGCCGACGACGGTGTGGCTACCTAGCGGCAGGCCACGTAAGACGGGGTAGGACATGGCGCTGAAAGCCACAATCACGGGCAAAGATGCGCTCTTTCGCCGGCTGACAGAGGTTGCGCCGAACGTGGCGAAGTATGCCACGGAAGCGAAGCGCAAGGCCGGCGACGAGTTGGCGGAAGCCATTCGGCAGCGCGCTCCGACAGGCGCGACGCTGGAATATATGGAAAGCATCGAGGCCGACGATCTCGCAAACCGCCCGCATCAAGAGCGCGTGAGCAAGGCCGCCGCCAAGGATCCGACTGCCGTTGGGCTGTTCGCCGAATACATTTGGCGTTGGTTGGAGTGGGGTACTGCTCCGCACAACACGGCGAAGGGCGGTGGCGCGGTCTTGGGGCAGGCAACCCACCGCGAAGGTGGCGGCACGCAGCATCCAGGCACGCGCGCTCAGCCGCATATTTGGCCTACCTATAGAGAAATGAAGCCAAAGATACTTAGGCGCATTCGCGCCGCGGTGAACAAGGGCGTTCGGGAGGCCATGAAGAAATGACACATGCTCTTTTGCTTGATGGCGAAAGCTACGAAGACCCAGGTCTTGCGAACCGTCTGGATGTAGCACCACAAATCTCAAAGAGTGAGTGGGAAACTATATTCAATGCGCAGAACTCCGTAGGCGGGTTCTATGCGGAGGTCATCAATACGACACCGCTCCAGCGCGACGACGGCGCGGAGCAATATAGAGTAAGGCCAGGCCGATTCTACGCGACCGACAGTGATGGCAACATTCTGTGCGTCGTGAACCAACGTTTGGCATAGGTCCGTTCATGGCATCACCCGAATATGAGTTGCAGGCCGCTATAGTCGCGAGGCTGAAGGCGGATGCGGCATTCGTGCAGGTGGCCGGCGGGCGGATTTACGATGATCCCCCTGACAATGCGGTGTTTCCATACGCTACCATAGGCGAGGCGCAATTCATCCGCGATGACGCCACCTGTATAAGCGGCGGTGACGTATACTTGACCATGCATGCGTGGTCGCGAGCCGTTGGATACCCAGAGGTCCGGAGAGTGGCAGATGCGGTGACAGAATCACTGCATCTCGCCCCCTTAACGCTACCGACAAACCATCTTGTTTCTATCATGCACCGCCAGACGCGCGTTTTCCGCGATCCTGACGGGCTAACCAGCCACGCCGTAATTGATTTCGCGGCGTCGGTACACAAGCCGCTGGCCTAGTAGGCCGGGCATTCCTCAAAATCACACTGAAGAACGTCCGGTGCGCCCGGCGAAGGAGAAATTATGGCTGGAGAACAGCTCGGCAGGCTTCTGCTTATCAAACTGGGCGACGGCGCTACGCCGGAAGTCTTTACAAATCTCTGCGGCCTCAAGGATCGCAGTTTCGACCTTTCCGCAAACTCGGTCGACACGACCAAGCCTAGCTGCACCAACCCCGGCGGCCCGGTTCAGAAGACCAGCCGTCCCGGCATTGTGAGCCGCACTTTCTCGGGCTCCGGCACGTTCGTGTCGAGTGCTGCCATGAAGGCATTCATGGTGCATGTGAACGATGCAACGGTCTTCAACGCGCAGGTGGTCGTGCCCGGTCTCGGCACCTACGAAGGCTCGTTCTTCGCAGCCAACTTCACCCTCGACGGCAGCATGGAGGACGATCTCCAGTTCAGTGGTTCGTTTGAGGCTGCTGACGCGCTGACCTTCACGGCAGAGGTCTAATCCATGGCTAAAGAGGAGAAAAAGACCATGGGAACAGAGAAAAAACCCTTCCCGCTGCAGGTCAATGGCGCGCGCGGGGAGGTTGCCCTGTGGATTGGTGACGTTCCGCTGGTCATTGCTGCAACGATGGGCGGACTTTCCGCGGTGTCGACGCGGCTGGAGTGCAAGTCCTTCCAGGATCTGTTCGTCCGACTGTCTGGCGTCGAGGCTGCTGCTACGCTGGCCGGCATCGAACTACTGACCGTCAAGGGCGATCGTCTGGCGGCCATCGACGGCTTGAGGCTGAAGCACTTCCCGGCTTGCGCTGCGGCGTTCTCTTCGGCCCTGGCCCATCACTTCGATGATGGTGACGAGGGAAACGTGGAAGCCGTCGAAAAGGCGGCATAAAACGAAAAGAAGACCCGTTCCCGTGGCGTGACTGGATGCGGATTGGCCTCGGCGGGCTGCAATGGCGGCCTGACGACTTCTGGGAATCGACACTCACTGAGTTCTTTCAAGCCATTCACGGCCGGAACGAGGCGAATGGCGCGGACGAAAAGCCGTCGGCTCCGACGAAGGGTGAGATGGCAGAGTTGTTGGGGCGGTATGGGTGAAATGACCAGTCAAGAGAACTACGACTTA